TTGGACAAACAGCTGTTACATAGCATTACCCAAGGGGTGATGCATTTTATGAAGGTGATAATCATCGAGGGACCGCAAGCTGGCAAATGCATTAACGATTGCTATCATTATTTAATAAAACTTTATAGGAAGGAGATCCAGGGTGATAGCCATATATGTAAGGGTATCAACCGAGAAACAAGCGATCAAGGGGTCAAGCATCGACAGCCAGATAGAGGCCTGGCCTGTATAAAGAAAGCAGGGACTAAGGATGTGCTGAAGTATGCCGATGAAGCTTTCGGGAGCTTTTAGAACGTCCGGCTTTGAATCGCTTAAGAGAGGATGCAAGCAAAGGACTTATAAGTCAAGTCATCTGCTACGATCCTGATCGTCTTTACGGAAATGATAATTGAGCTTATCAGTGCTGACGAGTTGAGATAGTGAGACAAGCGGTTAGGTGGAAAAATTTTCATGACTCTTTCGTATATTCTGTCTCCGTTAGTTTCGAAAGTTTTAAAAGAAGCATGTAAATGAATGAGAGAAAGCCGGCATATTAGATCCGGCTTCTTCTGCATTATTTCCCCTTCGCTTTCTTCCGCTTTTCCTTTTCCGCCCGGTAGAACTCATGAAACATCTTCATCAGCGCCCGTTTCTCAATCCGAGATACATAGCTGCGCGAAATACCGAGTTCTTTGGCAATCTCACGCTGCGTTTTTTCCTTCTTTAAATCAAGCCCAAACCGCCCGACAATCACTTCCTTCTCACGGTCATCTAAAATGTCAATGTATTGCTTCACTTTTTCAAGCTCCATATTGAGCTGAATCGTATCAATCACGTCTTCATTTTCTGATTTCAGGACATCGATCAGGCTTATTTCATTCCCTTCTTTATCCTGCCCGATCGGATCATGAAGGGAGACATCTTTTTTTGTTTTTTTCAATGCTCGCAAATGCATGAGGATTTCATTATTAATTACAAAAGGGGGGTGCACAGATTTCCCGTAATTGTTTGGCTAAATAAATGTTGAGTCAGCTTCCTGTAGTAAAGGTTCAAACGTTTCTTCGCAAACGAAGGGGATACCTTAAATAACCAAGCTACATTTTCAATTGCATGTGATTGTATGTACGAAAGATCAATATTACGCAACATGAAAGTTGGAATGCAAAAGTGATATGTAAAATAATTGGACTGCCACTCTAAATAATCAGTCCAAGTTGCGGGCATTGTTTTTTTATCGCCTTCATGTCTATATATATGGCAAAATTCATGAGCGAAATCATACCATTGTTCAGTGCGGCTTTTTCGGCTGTCCAAGCATATATTATAAATCCCGCTGTGTTTTAATGCGAAGCTTGTAACAGGTCTAAACGAAAGTCTGATATCTAATGACTCAGCAATCCGTTCAAAATTAATTTGTTCAGGTTCTGTAATATCAATCTTTCTGTATAAGTTTTCAATCCAATCCTCTAAATGACTGTTTGTATACCTCAAGATAAAAAACCTCCTTAAAGACGACAATCTAAAAATTGGATTCGTTAAATATTATAGGGAAACCAAGACTATTTTCATAGGAAAATGAGTCTAGGTGAGGGGGTATCCTGTTGCATGGATACTTGCAAATGTTGGTTTGTTTCTAGGGGGTTATCTACAAAAAGTTTATTTAAAGTATGAATTGCAACATAAAAAAGAACCGCCAGTCGCGGTTCTTTTGTTTTCAGATTCAAACTGATTTAAGAGCAGATTTTTCTTTCCTTACAAATACCATGATCCCGGGGATGATCATAAGTATAGCTGGTATTAAATAGAACCAATCAATACATATAAGTCCTCCCCCTGAGACAAATAGTAGAACACTGCTCAACTTTGGCTTAAATAAGACAACAATTGAAGCTGTAAACCCAATACATGAAAGGATCAAAGATACCCATGCCTCAACAAGAAGGTCGCTTGTCATTTCAAAGTATCTAATTAAATGAAAAAATAAATCAAGATAGGCGATAACTAAAGCAAAAATAGATGCTACAACACCCAATAGGCTCCCTGTCAAACTTAAAAAAAACTCAATGGTTCTCTTCACAATAAACGCTCCTTATGTAATCAGGCCACTTCATTTTTATATATGAAAATGTAAAAGAAACATAAATGATAATATAAATGAGAAAAACAACAAAAACCCTTGCCACGTAAGGGTTTGTATGGGATTCAAAAGTCACTTTATAAATGAGGTTATGATTGAGATATAAATGAGAATCTAAATCTTATTAGTAAACAGAATTAAACATAATAAACAGAAATAAATAATAATAAACTAACTGCGTTTATTTATCTGATTTCCCTCTTTCCTTTAATTGCTCCGTTATAATCTCCAAAGCAGCCTGTAAGATCTCATCTGTTATCTCACCGTCTTTTGCTGCAAGGAACGTTTCAGGATCGTTTAACACTTTTTTTGCATCGTCAGTGATTATATTTGATGATTTATCTTTTCCTCTTAAAAGGTAGTCTGTAGATACATCAAAAAAGTCGGCTATTTTGATTAATGTTTCGTAATCAGGTTCGCGAGTGCCTTGTTCATAATTAGCAAGTTTTCCTCTTGAAAAGCCTAATTTGTCTGCGAGTTCATATTGGCTTAGACCTTTTTCTTTTCTTAAAGCTGCTATCCTTTTACCTAACATATACACTCACTCCTTGTTATTAATTATAACTTGGAAACTAAGCGTTTCTACATTTGGAAACAAAAAGTTTCCAAAAACGCTTGACGGACACGTATTGTGTCCTGTATATTATAAATCGTAAAAGGAAACAAAACGTTTCTAAGGGGGTGTTATAAGTGGAAAGGGAAGTTTTGTTTTCCTTACGTGGAAACACGTCAAGAGCAGTTGTTGCTAATGACTTAAACATAACTCCACAGATGTTAGGGGCAATTGAAAGAGGGGATAGAACTCCCTCCTTAAGTCTGGCCAAAAAGATTGCAGACTATTATGGAACAACTGTAGATGAAATTTTTTTTACTCAAAGTGGACACAAAACGTGTCTTTAATACAAGACAAGTACAGATAAGGGGGCTTAATTATGAAAGTCATCTTGAAAAAAGGACCGCTGTTTGAACTGGCAGAGGCCAAAGCTTACAAATATCTCAGTGGCATACTTGTTCAGCGAATGAATGAACACCAAGAGAAGCTTGCGCAACAAAATGAAAAGGAATCAGCCTAAGTCATTTATAAACAGCATGGTCTTTTAACTTCAATTTTAAAACTGAAAACTCAATATATCTGGAGGCAAACATATGGAGAACAACCCATACAACATGCGGAATTTACCGCGGATTATGCGTAGTGCCCGTAAGGCTGCAGGTCTTTCCCAATACCAAATCGGCAAATTAATCGGAGGTAAGGATCAAAGGTATGTTTCAGATGTTGAAAATGGACTTGCCAAGCTTACTCCGGAGTTATGTATTAAATGGTTTGAGAAGTGCGATGCCTATGAACATATTGATCTTGTACATTACTTATTCAAACTTCACCCAACAGCGGCTGCTCCTATTGATCCGGCACTTAATGAATGTGCGAGTAATGCGGTGATTAATATGGTTCACCAATTGGAGGAAGCATTGCAAGCAACCAAACACTTAGCCCGTTGGCTTACGGATAATCGACCAGGCAAAACAGAAGAGCTGCCGATGGCTGATATTAAACAGATTTTTGATTTGATTGCGGCTAATAAAACATTGATTTATTCACTTGTTCGTACTCACGGGTTAAAAATGCAGGAGCTTGCAGATAGGTGGACGCGGAAAGCTCTAGTTGATCAAGTTGCTATGGCAAAACAAGAAGGAAGGAAGGCGGTTTCAATATGAATACAAATCATTTCTTGAAGTCAGATGTTCCTATCGCAATAGGAAAATCGAATCAGCAGAAGAGCTATCAATCATGCTGTCAGAGGCATTACGTGATGGTGATTATGAAGAAGCGATTAGTCTCGCTGGAAGCATCAAGGTTCTTACTGAGGATATTAGTCGGCTGGCAAACAAAGGACGCCTTTATGAAACGGCATTGAAAATGCAACAGCAAGGTATCAACTTGACTGTAGTGAGTAGGTGTATAGGATGATGGTTCATTTTGTTCATAAACCGGCAACTGTTCTGGAAGTTCGTAAATGGTGTGCGATGATTCGTAACAATAGTGAATTCCATCTGTTATGGGATAGACGTGCAAACAAATTCAGAGAGGAGAGTACGAATGGTCGAAAACCCAATGCTCATAAACAACTGGCACGATAAGCTTACTGAAACGGATGTGCAAATAGATTTTTACGGTGATGAAGTAACACCAGTTGATGATTATGTAATTGATGGCGGCGAAATCATTTTGAGAGAGAACTTGGAAAGATATCTAAAGGAGCAACTTGGATTTGAATTTAAAAACGCGCAATAAAAAAGCCCACTCGGCAAAGTGGACTTCTTTAAAGGCTATCTAAAAAACTCATGTGCAAATATTTTATCAGATAGCCTCAATAAAAACAATGGGGGTTAGGTGATATGACAAGCAAACGGGCTGAGGTTCATGCTAAGACTACTGAAATGAGCCGTGATGAATGGCTTATTGAAAGGAGAAAAGGAATTGGCGGCTCAGATGCATCCGTTATATTGGGACTAAACAAGTGGAAGACACCTTTTGAGTTATGGTTAGACAAAACAGGACAGATCCCTGTAAGTGAATCGCAAAGTGAAGCTGCTTACTTTGGATCTTTGCTTGAAGACATTGTTGCAAAAGAATTTGAGATACGTAGTGGTAAGAAGGTTAGACGTAAAAAAGCAATACTCAGACATCCGGAACATGATTTCATTTTGGCTAATGTAGATCGGATGATTGTTAGTGAAAAAGCGATCCTTGAATGTAAAACAACCTCTGCCTACAACTTAAAAGAATGGGAAGACGAAGAAATCCCCGAGAGCTATATCGTCCAGGTTCAGCATTATCTGGGTGTGCTTGGACCTGAATATCAAAAAGCTTACTTTGCTGTGCTGATCGGCGGAAACAAATTTGTCTGGAAAGAGATTGAGAGAGACGACGAGTTAATTGACATGATCTTTGAAGCAGAGATTGAGTTCTGGAATGACAAGGTCTTAGGCGGACAAGCTCCTGCTTTAGATGGTTCAAGTGCTGCGGAGGAATATCTCAAAAAACGATATGCCGAAACGGAAAATAACAAAGCTATTGATTTAACTGCGGCTAATCGAGAACGTATTCAACAATATTTGCATCTAAAAGAACAGATCTCAGAGCTTCAAAGTCAGGCAAAAGAGTTAGAGAACCAGATCAAACATGAAATGAAGGATGCAGAGTATGGGTTTATCGGAAACTACCAAGCTTGTTGGAAGCCAGTTGTCTCAAATCGAGTTGACACGAAAAAGCTGAAAGAGCAGTTTCCGGATATTTACGAGACGGTCAAAAAGGAAACTCATTTCAGACGTTTTAGAATCAAGGAGGTTAGCTGATTATGGCTACTAATCAATCAATTAAAAACAACATACCAAAAAAAGCAAAAAAGCGCTCCTGTTCAGCAACAAGGAGCAACCATGAAAGGCTTGCTTTCCTCACCATCCGTTATTAAGCGATTTGAGGAAGTGTTAGGGAAGAGGGCTACACAGTTTACTGCTTCTATACTGAGCCTTTATAACAGTGAGCAGATGCTACAGAAAACAGATCCTATGAGCGTCATTTCATCTGCGATGGTGGCAGCTACACTCGATCTAACTATAGATAAAAACTTAGGGTATGCCTGGATTGTTCCTTACGGAGGTAAGGCTCAATTCCAGCTTGGATACAAAGGATATATCCAGCTAGCCTTACGAACAGGCCAATATAAATCCATCAATTGCATACCGATTCATGAAGGCGAATTGCAGAAGTGGAATCCGCTGACTGAGGAGATCGAGATTGATTTTGAAAAACGAGAATCAGACGCGGTAATTGGTTATGCAGCTTATTTTGAGTTGATAAATGGCTTCCGAAAAACAGTGTACTGGACAAAGGCACAAGTGGAGAAACACAAAAAGAAATTCAGTAAGTCTGATTTTGGATGGAAAAATGATTGGGATGCGATGGCTCTTAAGACTGTATTAAAAGCAGTTTTGAGTAAGTGGGGGATTCTCTCTGTGGAAATGCAAAAAGCCGTTATTGAAGAAGATGAAACAAGGGAACGGATTGACATTACCAATGAGGCAGACAGTTCAGAAATTATCGATTCCGAGCCTTCAAACAAAGACGAAACGGAAAAACCAAGCGCACAAGAAGCCGATCCTTTTGACGGCAAGCCTGTAGACATAAAAGAAGATGAACTTCCGTTCGATTGAGGTCGGCAACTGTGACATAACTGCACTATGTGAAAGGAAGTAGGTGAGTGACTTGGACATAAAAGCAATGGGGTATGTGGTCATACCCCGATTACCATTCAAAGAGTTTAGGGATGAACAAATTTATGATCACTTGTTCAAAAGAGCTGAATACAGGCCAAATCAAGAGCTAGAACTTGGGCAGACCATTATCAAAGTTGTGGAACTTGCAAAAGATTTTAACTGGTCAGCTTCACAGATCAAATACTCACTAGACCGAATGGAGAATCAGGGATATATCAAATTGGACCGTCTTCCACAAAAAAGAGGGTTCATCGTCACCATACTTCATTATGCAGACTACATACAGCTAGGAAACTATATGAAGAAAAAAGCTTTGGAACCAGCTGAGATTGAACTTCAGGAGGTCAATGACAAAATGAAAAATGCCTTTGAGCTATATGAAAACAAAGTTGCTCGGTCAGTCGGTCCTATAGAGGCACAGCGAATTGGATACATGGTCGACGATTATGGTGAAGAAAAAGTGATGGAGGCTATTAAGACAGCGTTTCAATTAAAGGGGAAAGCAGCTAGTTTGTCATACATTCAAGCCATCTTATCAAATCCATTCACTCAAAAGAGAAAGGAGAAACAACATGGCTATAAACAAAGCAGTCAGTATAGACACCGCATTTCAAACGATCATGCAGGAGCTTCGGGAAAAGTCAGCCCGCTTTTTGGGAACAAAACAGGCCGCATCCGAAGAAAAGGCTGAATTTGATTGTCCTTATTGTAAGGATCGTGGAATTGTCGTTTATCGGGTCCATAAAGATACTCCTTGGCATTTGGATGAACAGTTAGATCTTATGGTTCCAGATGATATGGTATCGGAGGATGATTTTCTTTTGGGAAAGGTTTGCACGCCGGACAAAGCTAGTGAATGGAAAGATACTTATTCAAAACAGTGTGAATGTGTAAGACGAAAGAAAATTGCCAGACTCATGGCAGCTAGTGGCATTACAAAAGAGTTTGAAAAGCTTCTCTTTGGTAACTTCATAACGGACGATAAGCCAGACATGATCAAAGATGCTTATGAATGTGCAGTGGAATACTATAAAGATTTTCAAAAGATCAAAGGAGAAAGACAAAACAGTATCGCATTACTTGGACAGCCAGGCAGTGGCAAAACTCATTTACTCACGGCGATTATGAATAATCTGATCAAGAAAAAATCAGTACACTGCATGTATTTCCCTTACGTAGAGGGCATGGGTGATTTAAAAGCTAACTTTGATAACTTAGAAGCGAAACTCGATGTCATGAGAAAGGTCGAAGTTCTATTCATTGATGACTTATTTAAACCAATAAACGGTCAAGCAAGGGCAACCGATTGGCAGGTTGAACAAATCCAGTCAGTCTTAAATTATCGTTATTTGAATCACAAGCCTCTGCTGATTTCTTCGGAGTTAACAATCGATGAGATTTTGGACATTGACGAGGCTCTTGGTTCACGGATTCACCAGATGTGCCGTGATTACATAGTGATTATTAAAGGCGAGCGAATGCAATTAAATCATAGGTTAGGTGATTGGGAATGAAGGAGAAAACGAATGTAAAAGCAACTGGTGGACTTTATATATTCGGACCTTTAAGTCCTACAGAAGGTAAAGATCTTACACCAACTATCCGTTTACTTGAGGAAAAAATAAAGCAAATGGAGCGGATGCTGAGTGCTTAAAGCAGTTGTGTCTCTGCTGACAATTTTACTCTCCGCACCGAGAATAGAAAAAGAAATTCAGCTATGGGAACAGCTTGACGGGAGGTAAAGAACAGTTGGATTGCATTAAGTTCACTGTTTATGGTGAGCCAGTCGCACAAGGACGGCCGCGTGGATCAATACGAAATGGGAAGGTGCATATGCGAGATCCAGCAAAATCAAAGTATTTCAAACAGTATGTGGCATTGGTTGCGTCTCAGCATCGCCCAGAAACAATTATTACTGGGCCTGTCTCAATGAATGTCAAAGTGTACAGACCAATGCCAAAATCAGTTTCAAACTCAAAAAAGAAGAAAGAACAAGCTGTAAAGGGTCTTCTGCGGCCGACCACAAAGCCTGACGTTGATAACTATGTAAAGGGTGTAAAAGATGCCCTGAATCATCTTATTTACAAAGATGATAGCCAAGTAGTGGATCTGAAAGTTAGTAAGTTTTATAGCGAAAAGCCGAGGGTGGAAGTCATGATAAGAGAGGTTTCTGCCTAAAAATAAAAAACACCGAAGCGCTTAGCCTCAGTGTTCTTGATATGAACTGGTACTTCTATCATAACACAGGGGGCGCTTTGAGTGTACAATCCAAGAGAAATAAACATCAAAAAAGACTTCACTATTCAGCAAAAGATTAACCCAGGGAAAGTTCAAATCATTGTTTTAGATGGGAATCAAGGTACTGCTCATGTCTTAGATGCTCCGGAGCACGGTAAAACTGTTATTCAAACTGTAAAGGGGAGCTTTGCGCGGGTTGATCATGAGATTGGGTTTAAAGTGAAATGATAGTTGAAATTTTTCACAAAGATGTTGTTTCAAGAGTGCGAGTGTCGAATTTTGTCGTTCGAAAAAAATGGAAAAATATTCAGAGATGTAATATAAATATATAGGTTGAATTACATAGAGGAGGAATTTTCGTGAGTAAAAAGACTCATTTCGCTTCAAAGTTAACACTCGTTGCTCTATCAACATCTATGTTTGTTACAGGAGTTGGAACATCTTATGCCAATGCAGAAGAATTAAACAAAAAGTTAGTAGAGACATATGACGATTCTGGAGCAAAGTTATATTATACCTATGATGATAAAGGAAATATTATTAAAGAAACAACAAAAGACAAAAATAATAAAGTTATTAATGAACTTACTTATGAGTATAATGATCAAAATCAAGTAGTTAAAATAATTGATTTTGATAAAAATGTTACGGAATATGCATATAACGAAGCCGGACAAGTTGTAAAAATTAAAAATCCAGAAAAGGATGAAATAAAATTTAACCTTGATGATGATGGAGAGGTCAGTTCCCTAAGTCTAAATAAAACTGATAAGTACACTGTGGAAAAATCTAATTACGTAGATAAGGAAGCCGGGGAAAAAGAAGATGATGGAACAGTAGTTGGTAGTGAATTAACTGATTATGCTGTCCAAAATAAGGAGCAGGGGCTAAATAAAGTCACTACTTTAGATGATTTATCAAGATTAAGAGAATTACATACTGATGATGGAGACATCTCCTGGGAGTATAATCAATTAGCTCTGAGTTCAATTAAAGTAAAGAATAAGTCTAATTATATTAATGAAAATCATAAATATGACGAGGAAAACAACTTAATTAGCATAGCATCAGAAGACAGTAAAACTGATATTGAATATAATGATCAAGGTCAGCCAATAAGTTATTCTTATAAGAATGGTCTAAGAGAGTCGCTTACTTATAACGAACAGGGAGTTATGACGGAGAAAACTGTTTTTGATAAAGCAGGAAATGTTTTAAGCAGCGATAAATATGAATATGATGAAAAAGGTAATATAGTTTCTGATACAACAAAAGATGATCAAATAGAATATAAGTATGATGATAATAATCAACTTTTACAAGAAACCTCTAAGGACCAAATCATTAAATATTCTTACGATGTAAAAGGGAACCGTATTAGTAAGGAAGTTACTGACAGGAAAACTGGTAAAGTAACATTAAACGACTATACTTTTAATAAATTGAACCAATTTGAATCACAAGGAAGTTCATACAATGACAACGGTCAGTTGATTGAAAATGATACCTTTAAATTTACTTGGGATGAAGCAGGACGTCTTGTTGAAGCAACTAACAAAAAATCTGGCGAGAATATCAAATACAAATATGATGAGTATAGCAGAAGGATACAAAAGCAAGTAGGTGACGAAGTTACCAATTATGTGTATGATGACAGTAATAACAAAGTTATTTATGAAACTGATGCAAATCATAACATTACAAAGTATTATACATACTTGAAAAATGGAGAAGTTAATAGTGTCAAAGACTTCAGTGAAAATCAAACCTTTTATTATCACCATAATTTAAGAGGTGATGTGATTGAAATCACTGATGAAAAAGGGCAAGTAGTTGCAAACTATAAGTACGATTCATGGGGAAATATAACTGAACAAACTGGTTACTATGCTAAAGATAATGATATCAATTATGCTGGTTATAAATATGATAAAGAAACTGGATTATACTATCTAGAAAACCGGTACTATAACCCTTCTACTGCGGTCTTTTTATCAAGGGATGCCTGGTACGGCACAGAGGACCAGTTAGTCACACAGAATGGTTATAATTATGCAAATAACAACCCGTTAAGATACTATGATCCGACTGGTAATACACCAATAGCATTAGCAGCAGTTGCTATTCCAGGCGTAGGAGAAGTTGTAATAGGGGCAGCAGCAATTTATTTAGGCTATCTGGGTGTAAAATCTCTTTGGTCTCACCATAGATCAGTTTTAAGATTTGATATCCCAGGAAGATTGTTAGAAAGTGATTCCCGTGTAGATTTAGGAGCGTTTAATCAAAAGGTTAAAGGTAAAAAAGCTTATAAGAATCCAAAAACAGGTTGGACAATCGAAAAAGATAATGCCGGACATGGTGGACGTAAATGGAAACTGAAAGACAAAAGTGGGAAACGTGTCGCTTCACTTGACGGTAAAGGAAAAATTTTATCTAAATAGGTGGAAAAAATGAAATTAGAAACATCAAAACTATTAAGTGTTCTATCTCAATATCAATTTTTTAATTGGGAAAGTGAAGAAGAGAATCACCATAAACTTGTTATTGGTCTCCCAGAAGACATTGTTGAAATAAAAGACTTTTATGATTCATTTGGTTTTGAATCGGTTGATAATGAGTATTCTGATATTAAGATCTCTAAACAACAGTGGATAGATATTGAAAATAAATTTTTTCAATGGATTTCTCCTTATTTATCAACTTTCAACCAAACAATTGTTACTCCGTATTTGAGCAATGATTGGGAAGGAGAAATTGATTTAGAAGATATTGAGGAAGATGAGCTAGCTCCTGTATATAAAGAATACAAGGAATTTTTATCATCTAATGATTTGTATGATGATATGGCGACCTTGGTTGAAATAAGTAGAGGTTATAAAATCGATGATTTAGGTGATTTTTCAACATTAGGTAAGATGGCTGCGAGAAATAATAAGTATCTATTTTTTGCTGATGGAGATAAGGTGTTTATGTTTACAGATTCACTAACTCTTAAAGTTTATTTTAAGGACCAAGAGGTTTTAGAGAAAGAAAAGAAAAAGATTGAAAGATTATTAAATCCTAAATTCTTATAAACAAACCAAAAGTCCAAGACGGAAAGCCTGCGGACACTAAACTTACAGTATTACACTGTTTGTTTGGTGTCCGTTTTTTATTTGGAAAAGGAGGACACAATCTTGAATCGAAAAGATATTGAAAATCTAATCAATAGCTATCACTGGATGGCAAAAGAGGTTAATCGATTGCAAAGGGTACTCTATGGTTCAGTAATTCCAATGAAAAATTGGGGTGTTGCTCAATACGGATTAGAAGCTGCTATGCCAAAAGGGTGTCCGGGGAAGAGTCAGGCTGAGTTGCGGCAAATGGATATGAGAGAGGAACGTCTTTTCAAACGTCTTAAGTATTATGAAGAGCGAGTATATGCAGTTGAATTAGGGGCTGAAAAGATCAAAGGGGAGCAGCACAAAGTTATTTATGATTGCATGATGGAGGGGATGAGTTACCGCGCAATAGGTCTTCACCTTGGCATTTCAAGGGAAACTGTACGTAAAATGAAAGACGAGTTCATCAGCCAATTATGCCAAGATTGCCACTTTGAGCGTTTGTTGAATCTGAAAAAATCTGTGGTGTAAAATGGGAGGCAGGTCGGCGCGGCAGTAATTTTATTGAGCCACCTAAACCATATAGACACAGGATAATAAATCATTCGACAAATTTTGCAAAATGTTCTTTGTCATAATCTCTTGCCGATATTAAGGTAGGGGGTGAAAACATGGCAAGAACAATTAATGTTAATCAGCAACATTTGTTAGAACAGTTAGCAGGCGGGTCGGTAAACCGTCAATGTACAATAGAAGCTCTAATTGATATTCTCATCGACAAAAAGGTATTTACAGAAGAAGAATTCGTTAAATATCAAATGCATCATATAGAACATTCAGCTGATGAGCATTCTGCGGAGCTTTTAGGAATCAATAAAGAAGATTATATAAAGAGCAGAAAATAATATATTAATACAAAGGAATTTTAATTCTGGATAAAAAATTCATCAGTTTTCTGCATTATTCCTATTTTCGAATATACTTGAATAGTAAAGCTTTTGTTTTAATCAAAAGATTGCTATTAAAAGGGGGATCTAATTATGCGCGAATTTACAGAACAAGAAGTTAAAAGAGCAATTAGAGAATTTGATTCGGCTGTCAGTGATGTGTTAAATGCAAGCTATTCTACCTATGTGCTTAAAATGAAAAGAATTGTTCAACTGTCGAAAGATAACCCTGTCATTAATTCTATTGTGGAGCCCATCTACTTGATAGACGTTGATTTTAATGAAATTCACAAACCAGTTGGTGGAGGATGGATTGAATTAAATTTGCCAGTTAATATAGATGAGCAAATAGCGTATGTTTTTAAAGTATTTCAATTGGCATCTGAGAAAGAGGGTTATTTAGATACTCTCACCTTTACTATCTACAAGAATAAAAGAATAGCCGATAACATAAGTTTATATTTATCGGATGTTGTTTCGTCCTCACTAAGAGAATTAAGGTATAGATTAGGTGATTTAATGGAAGATATTAAGGGGAGAGAAGAAATACCAGTAGCTTCTTTACAGATTATAAATAACGGAACACTTACTGCGCAACATGGAAGTACTATTGCTGTTGGTAAAGATATTCAACAAAATATTAATTATAAAAATATTAAGGAAGATATAATGTCAAAGGTTAAGGAATCAGGGTTAGTTCCACAAGACTCTTTAGAAGAAGTAGAGAAACTTTCAAGTGAATTAGAAGAAGAACTAAACCAACCTGAGCCTAATGAATCTAAATTGAAAAGAGTAGCTCAGAAAGTACTTGAAATCGGTGAAAATGGTCTATTAAGAATCTTTTCTACTGTTGTTACTGATCCGCGTTGGGGTCAAGCGGTATCGCAAGCTTTGTTAAATATGTAAGACTAAAGCATCCAATAGGATGCTTTTTCATTCGAAAAATATTGCGAATAGTACCTGAATCGCTCTCTTTTGCCGATAATTACTACAAGGAGGGAATGGAATTGATTCAAATAGATTTTGGTACAGTCATTACTAGTGCTATAACAGCAGTTTTTTTACAGGTGGAACTAATTATGTTTTACAAAAGAAGAATAGAAAAGGAAATGAAATTTTCACAAAAGGCTATATACTAATTGATGAGATTTATAATATTAACAATAAAAGAATTGAAACCGCTGCTGCCTTTGTGCCGTTCTATAATCACCCAGAAGGATACTTAGAAAAATTACATACTGATTATTTTAAAGAGCTATCGGCATTTGAACTGATTGTTAAGAAATTTTCAATACTCTTTGATAAAGAACTGAATATCAAGTTAGAGGAATATATAAATTATTTAAGAGAAGTTGAAGTGGCATTAAGAGGTTTTATGAATGATGATCCAATAATTGAGATAAACTTCAGTCAAGAATATATTGAGCGGTTGATTGATGAAATAATCAATTTAATAAAAAAACATATTTAAGCTTCTTTAGAGAAGCTTTTTTATTTTCAAAACAACTCAATTAAAAGGAGGCGGCGGTGGATGTAGATGATTGAAAAGCACATACAGGCGTATAAGGATTACCTAAAAGGTATGAAATACAAGGACCTTGCTGAAAAATACGGAGTATCTATTAACACAATCAAATCTTGGAAACAGCGGCAGGGTTGGCAAAGAAAAAAGGGTGCACCTTCCAAGAAAAGTGTGCACACAAAAAAAGTAGGTGCACCGATTGGTAACAAAAATGCATTAGGGAATAAGGGTGGCGCACCAAAGAGAAATCAAAACGCTGTGACACATGGATTCTTCTCTAAATTCTTACCTAAAGACACACTCTCTATCATGGAAGAGATTCAGGAGCGCTCACCTGTCGATATGATATGGGATCAGATACAGATCCAATATGCTGCAATTATAAGGGCACAAAAAATCATGTTTGTTTCTGATAAGCAGGAAATCATTAAGGAATTGAAAAAGAAAAAGTCTGTCCTATCTGAGACAAACGAAGTCGAAGAGGAAGAATACGAATTTCAATTTTCTTGGGATCGTCATGCCACGTTCTTGAATGCTCAATCTAGGGCAATGGCAGAGCTCAGGAACCTTGTAAAGCAGTTTGATGAATTAGCCCATTCGGAAGACGAACGACGCCTTAAATTGGAGCATATGCGCTTAAATATCAACAAGAAAAAATTAGAGATTGAAGAGCTTACAGAAGAAGATAAACCTTTTGAAATCACCATTGTGAACAAAGGTGATGACAGTGATTAAACAAGTAAATCCTCATTTTAAAGAATTTCTTTTTGACTGGAATCAAAAGTTTCAGTTTCTCGTTGGTGGTTATGGATCATCTAAAAGTTATCATGTGGCGCTCAAGATTGTTCTGAAATTGCTTATAGAAAAACGTACCGCTCTTGTTATCAGAGAAGTGTACGACACACATAGGGACTCAACATTTTCTCTTTTTGATGAACTTGTAAGTGATCTGAAATTAGATCATATCGTTAGGTGTGTGTCTTCTCCTATGCAGATTCGATTTTCAAATGGCAGCCGGATTATCTTTAAAGGGATGGATAAGCCAGCAAAACTGAAATCAATCAATAATATTTCGCTCATTTGGATTGAGGAATGTTCAGAAGTGAAATATGAGGGATTCAAGGAACTTCTTGGACGTCTTCGTCACCCGACTTTGCCGCTCCACATGATACTTTCAACAAATCCAGTTGGGGAGGACAATTGGACTTTTAAGCATTTCTTCAAGGATGATAGGGAGAAGCGCTTTGTACTGGATGATAAGGAGCTTTATGAAAAGCGGATAATCATTAGCAACGACACCTATTATCATCACTCAACGGCAGATGATAATCTTTTTCTGCCAGAAAGCTATGTCCAGCAACTTGAAGAATTGAAGGAGTATGACCCAGACCTTTACCGGATTGCGCGGAAAGGTCATTTTGGCGTGAATGGAATTCGGGTACTACCGCAGTTTGAAGAGTGGCCGCATGAGAAGGTTATGACAGCAATCGCTAATATTAACCGCCCGCTTAAACGAGTTGGCATGGACTTTGGTTTTGTGGAGTCGTATAACGCTGTTGTTAGGGTTGCTGTGGATCATGAAAAGAAATATCTCTATATCTACTGGGAGTATTACAAAAATGGACTGACGGATGATAAGACAGCCGAAGAACTCAAGGAATTTGCAGAGACTAAAGAATTAATCAAATCGGATTCAGCAGAGCCCAAAACAATACGTTATTTTCAGCAACACGGTTTCAATATGGTAGGTGCCCGAAAGTACCAAGGATCACGCCTCCAATACACAAAGAAGATCAAACGTTTCAAGAAGATCATTTGCTCTGATCGTTGCGAGAACACGATTTATGAGCTTAAACCGCTCACTTATGCTACCGATAAGCTAGGGAACATCATAGAAGATGAGTTCACCATAGACCCGCATACACTATCAGCTATCTGGTACGCTCTCGATGATTATGAGGTAACCGATTTGAAAGAAGAATCAAAAGGAAGACCGCAAAGAATAAGACCAGAAAGGAGGTAAAGCATGTCAAAACAATCTGTTAAAGCACGAGTGATCAAAGCTTCTCCGCCTACTGAATCAACAAAACAGATTTATGAAGATGAATTTGCGGACAGTTATGACAGCAATATTTTGCCGCCTCCGTATAACCTAAAAGAATTAAAGATGATTGCTGAGTATTCAACGATCTTACAGCAATGCGTTGATGCCTACAGGACAAATATTGTGGGCTTTGGGTTTGATTTTGAGTACTCGTTTGATGTGAATTCGCCAAATGTGACAAACAAAGAAAAAAATGAAGCTGAAAGTGAATGGACAAAGCTTGAAGAGTTCGTTAAATATCTTCACTTTGATGAGTCAGCAGAGACTTTACTCGGCTTTGTTATTGAAGACCGAGAAAAGACAGGCAATGGCTTTATCGAAGTGATTCGAAACGGTGAAAATAAGCCAGCTGGTATTGAATATATGGACGTTCAAAATGTTCGGGTTTGCAAACTGTCTGAACCAATCGAAGTTGATTTTACATACTTCGAACAAGGACAAATGAAATCAATCAAAAGAGAAAAACGATTTCGTAAGTATGTTCAGATGATTGACGGCCGTATGGTTTACTTTAAAGAGTATGGGGACCCACGCACTTTAAATTTGGAGACAGGTCAATATGATGAGCAGACTCCATTCGAGAAACAAGCTAATGAAGTAGTTCATTTCAAGATAGGAAGCGGTACTTATGGTAAGCCCAGATGGATTGGCCATATTGTTAATTTGTATGGTGCTCGTAAAGCTGAAGAGCTGAACTTCATGTACTTCAAGCAAGGTAGACATATTCCCGCAGCCATTACAATTGAAAATGGTATGTTGTCAGAGGACTCATATACACAATTGCAGGATTATATGAATGGGCTTGAAGGTGTGGAAAATGCTCATAAGTTTCTTTTACTTGAAGCGGAAGGCATAGCGAAGGGGAAAAACATTCATGGTGATGAAGAGATTGCTCCAGTGAAAGTTGATATTAAATCACTTGCTGAAATCCTTCAAGAGGATGCCTTGTTTCTTGAATATGACCAAAAGAGCCGAGACAAAATTAGATCGGCTTTTCGTTTGCCCCCACTTTATACAGGTGAAGCTCAAGATTACAACAGAGCAACGGCTGACACAGCAAGAAAGATTACTGAGGAACAAGTCTTTCAGCCTGAACGAAAATTAATTACAGGTAAACTGAATGCTTTATTTCTAAATGATCTTGAAATTCATAAGGTTCGTCTTATGTTGAAAGGGCCAGACTTTAGAGATCCTTTAGAAATTGCTAAGGTTCTTACACCGTTTATAACAGCTGGTGCAGTTTCTCCGAATGATTTACGCGATTTGGCTGGTAGAGTTCTTGGTAAGACACTTGAAGAATGGCCAGAAGAAGAATACAACAGGCCGCTTGGTAAGACTGACGAGTCGTCCGCTTCCGATCCTTTGGCTGCGCTTTTTAAATCTAAGAGCGGTACTCCTGATATGGTGGGGTTATTAAAAGATATGCGGGATGTTCTGGAGGATCTGAAAGATGAACAAAACAGATAAACTGCTTAAAAGTTTAAATGTCTTTATTCTAAAAGCCGAGGAAGATGAGAGGAAGAATTTAATGGAGAGTGTACCAGACTTCCCCGGCCTTTCTAAAATACCCAACTTTGTTGAAGAATATGAAAAAGGAATCGCCAAATTACTCAGACGCCAGCGTAAGAAGTTTTTAGATGGTCTTAAAGGTTTTGTGAGCAAAGATTCGAATGAGACGTTAGAAGCGCTTCTGGTGTTTTTTACACAGAACCTATTTGCGGAGGACGACTTCGAGGAAGAATTTCAGGAGCTTTCCGAGGGATTTCTGCAACAGACCGTTGAGGAATTGGCTGGAGAGATTATGGATTCATTGGATCCTGATGTCCCATTTGAAGCTTTATCGACCAGGGCAGCGGATTGGATCAAAGGTTGGTCTGAAAAGTTGGCCAAAATCATGCAGCTGAATACTCATGAAGCAGTGGAAAACGTACTGGCAGACGCCATCGAGAATGGATCATCTATACAGGACATTGAATTGACTCTCAAAGACATGCCGCAATTTGATAGGGATCGGGCCCGGACCACGGCCATAACTGAAGTGCTTGCCGCTTCCTCTGCCGCGCAGCATGAATCTTATGCACAATCGCCGGCAGTAAAGAAAAAGAAATGGCGGCACAGCGGAGGGAAGAAAAACAATCCGCGTGAGAATCACATCGATCTTGACGGCACAGTCATTGGAGTGGATGAAGAATTTCAGATACCAGGTAGTAGCGAGACCTGCATGTTTCCGAGAGATCCTAAACTGTCTGCTGGGGAGCGTGTTCATTGCCATTGTGTTCTATCACCTGTGGTAGATAACGATATCTTAGGGTTGTCAGCTGAGGAAAAGGAAAAGATTCGAAGAGAAGCTTTAAAAGAAATTTAGAGAACCATTGAAACCCTGGCTATTTTATTTCGTAAAGTAAAATAGGAGGGGAGTATATGGAAACAATTTTAACATGTTTAAAAGACTATGGAGCATTATTAGGGTCCATTGTGACTGTGATCCTAACATCAATCTTGGTAATGCAACGGAACAAACTGAAAAGAAATGAAACTATTTTAACTGAAAGTCTAATGGAAGCAAGCGGGTCTCTTTTCTTCTCCATTAAAAACATATTAAATAAAGTTAAGATTACTGATATTACTGAAGAACTGAAAGAGTTTTTTGATAAATACTCAAAAGACCACAATTCACTTGTTAAATTAAAAGATAAGCGTATTATTAAACGGTTTGTAGAACTAGAGGAACTTTATTATGTCTATCTTTCAGAAAAAACCAGTGAAAATCTAGATAGACTTATGACCAAGTTTGTAATTCTAAAAAATGATATTGAGCAGGTGTTTTATACGGAACACAAGGTTGTTAATAAAGAAGTACGATGGTATTTAATTATTGAAAGTAAAGAAAATATATGGTTCCGAATGCTGTTGAGGGGATATAGGTATTTTAGTCACACTGTTATTTTTGCAGCCTTTTTGGATATCATTATGGTGTATGTAACTATAACAGACAGGTTTTCAGAAGAACATATGCTAGAAGGTATTTATGGTTGGGTTTTCTTATTCACCCAGTTGATTTCTATCTTGTTGGTATTTGTTCTATTTGTAAATTTTATGATTCATTTAACTGAAGAAGAAAAAGATAATTGGGGAACTAAATTTTGTAGATTTATAATACCTAAACGTTTGGTTCAAAGATTTCCTTTCTTAAGGAGATTTACTGAGGGAGATAATGAAGTTAATAGCGAAAAGAGAGCAATTAAGGAGTATGAAGAGAAATACAAACAATGGTTAAATCGTGAAAGGAGGTGAACAACATGCCAAGAGAATTAGTAAATGCAAAAATCACACATGTTTCGTATGTAGACAAGGCTGCTAATCAAAAGCAGTTCTTTTTTATGAAGTCAGAAGAAAAGCCGGTATTTCAAAAAGAAGTCAAGGTTCTTACCAAAGAAGCGGACGAGCAAAAACTTGTGTACGGTATCGTATATGAGCCGGATACAGTAGACGCCCACGGTGATTTCATGACAGCTGCAGAAATCGAAAAAGCCGCTCATGGATTCCTGAAAGATGCCCGAGAAATTGACAAGCAACATGATTTTCAGGGCGGTGTTGGTGAGGTGGTTGAGTCCTATGTCGCACCGGCAAACTTTGAAATGAATGGGGAAACCATTAAAAAGGGTTCATGGGTTCTTGTGACAAAGGCTTCAGAAGAAGTATGGGAGCAAATCAAAAAAGGCGAAATTACCGGTTATTCAATGGCTGGTACTGCCGAGACAATTGAAAAGCAAGAAGAAAAGCCCGTTTCTCAAGAGAAAACAGATGAGAAAGGGCTTTTTAATTTGCTCAAAAACTTTTTTATGGGTAAACAACAACAATCATATGAAGAGCCAGTTGAAAAGGCAGGGAGAAAGTTTTCCGCTTCAAACCTGCAGGAAATTAAAAATGCTCATACTGCTCTCGGTAACTTGCTGAGTCAGGTTGAGACAGAAGAGGAGGAAAAAGAAATGACTTCGGAGGAAGTAACGAAATCAATTCAAGCCGCTTTAGAGCCGATTGAGAAGCGGCTGGCAGATCTAGAAAAAGAAGAAGATCCTAAAAAGAAAGATAAAGAAAAAACAGACGAAGAGGTTGAAAAAGAGGGCGAGAAGTTGAAAAAGGCAATATCAGAAGCTGTTCAACCGCTCGTTGATCGAATTGAAGCAATCGAAAAAAAACGTGGAACATCTAAGCAAACCGAAGAATCGGGTTCTGAACAAGTTCAAAAATCAATCTGGTCAGGGTTGTTTTAATGGATAAGGAGGATACGAATGAGAAATCAAGAGGTTATTAATAAAGCAGAAATGACGCTTTCTACTTTAGAGAGCGGTGGGATTATGAACCCTACTCAAGCTTCAACTTTTATTCGAATGGTTCAAGATACGCCAACTATTTTAAGAGATGCGCGTGTTATTCAAATGGACCATGACACACAGAAAATCGAGAAGATCGGTTTTGGTCAGCGTATTTTAAGGGCAGCCCAAGAAGGAGTTGCATTAACTAAAGATCAAAAATCAGTTCCATCAACTAGCACAGTCAACTTAAGCACAAAAGAAGTTATTGCTGAAGTTAACATCACTTATGACACACTTGAAAACAACATCGAAAAAGATGGCCTTCAAAATACAATCATGCAAATGATAGCTGAACGTGCTGCGGTTGATATTGAAGAGTTGCTTGTAAATGGGGATACATCTTCGTCCGACTCATATCTTGCACAATTAGATGGCATCAGAAAACAAGCTACATCTCATATTGTCGATGCTGCAGGTGAGGAACTGACACGCCAAACATTTAAACGAGGATACAAAGCTGTACCTCCTAAATATTTGCGAATCCCACAGGAGTTCCGTTTCTATACATCGCCTGGTATTGAGGTTGAATGGAAAGATCGCGTAGCTGATCGTCAAACAAATTTAGGGGATGCAGCTGTTCAAGGTGGCCTTTCTTCTGCTTTTGGTGTTCCGGTCAAAGGTATTGCGAATTTACAACCTTATACGATTGGAGAAGAAGATACAGCCACTGATGTTTCTGATATCATCCTAACTCATCCGAAGAATATTATTCTTGGATTCTCTCGTAACATTCGGATTGAAGTAGATAAAGACATCCGTCGCCGTATGTTTATCATTGTTCTAACAGCAAAATTGGATAGTGTTTTTGAAGAAGAAGATGCAGTAGCCAAGATTGTGAAAGTGAAGGAGTAGGTGATCTGGCGTGTATACTGCAAAGCTTATTAAAGGCAAAACATACAATGTTATGGGAATAACCTTTCGAGTAGGTGTCAGTCAAACAGTGCCGAAAAAACTTTATGAGTATTTAAATGAAAATCCATATTTTATGTTAGATAAAGATCTTAAGAATCAAAAGGATGATCCGATAAATTATACTGAATCGGAATTGAAAGGTATGAATAAAGCAGAGCATGAATCCATTATTTCTAATCTTGGTGGCAATCCGCCTGACTTCAAAAACGCAGATGAAAGAATTGCCTACATCCTTAACGAAATAGATAACAAAGGGGAGTGACCTTATGCTGTTAATCACTCCCGATGAATTAAAGAGTTATTCTGTTTTTGAGTCTGTAAAGACCAGACCTGACGAGTTGTTAAAACAGGATATCCTTGAGGCTACTGCCGATATCATTCTTAAAGTTGGACATGATTTTTCAGATGCAGAGTATATTCCTTTGCCTGAAACGGTTCGACTGGCCCTATTAAAGTTGTCTCAGTTTTATGCTCTTATAAATGGCGACGAGTCAATTATTAAAGGGTATACAACTGAAAAAATTGGTGACTACTCTTATACTCTAGGGGATGGCAGTTTTCTTCAAAAACCTGATGTTTATGCATTAATAAAAGATTATGTGAAACCGGCTGACCCTGATTTAGAAGGGATTGAAGCGAAAGTGCGGATGAGATCAATATGAGTTATCAATCCTTATTGACTCACAGATGTGACATTTACCATCTGCAGGAGAAAAAAGAAAAAAGACAGCAAAAATTCGGGGTGCCGGTTGAAGATGTTCAACCGGTTTTTTCATACCCTGATGAGCCGAACATAGAAAATCAGCCGTGTTATTTTACAGAAAAGAGTCAGTCCGATATCCAACAGGAACCGAATGTAGCTATTTATCAATCATTCCTTGTGCATTTCCCTGCTACTGCTGATATTCGAGTAAATGACAGGGCGGTTTGGGATGGTACTGCTTATAAATTACAGAAGCCCCGCAAAGTCAGGAATCATCATTGGGAAGTGACGGCAGTACGGGAGGTTGAATACTTATGAAAATTAGGGGTCTCGATCAGTTCATACAATCATTAGACCGGGCTTCTCGTGGGGGACTGAAGAGGAAATATGAGCAGTGGCTTGAATCAATGGGTTTTGAGTTCTTAGATATCATCCAAGATGAGATCATTAGGACGAAGACGGTGGACACTCGCCACTTGCTCAATTCCTTTCAGAAAGGTGACCAGGATAATATCTTTTCAATGACAGAGGGCAACTTAAAGTTGGATGTTGGAACAAATCTGGAATACGCATCATACGTCAATGACGGTCACTTTACTATCGATCCGTCTAAAAATCAGGATAGACGGTGGATTCCAGGGCGGTGGAAAGGCGACCGTTTCGAGTATGACCCTGCTGAAAGAAATTCCGGCATGCTGCTGAAGTTCCAATGGGTAGAAGGTTCTGGGTTTTGGGATAACGCCATGGTCATTTTTCAGTTGATGTTTGAGAGAAGCCTTGAGCGGAAGCTGCAACAATGGGTTGATGAAGAATTTTAAGGCGGTGCTGCTATGAATCAAGAAGTGGGCTCAATTATGGGCTATCTATACAAACTGTATCCTGTTCAAGTGTATGAAGAAGAAATACCGCAGGACTTTGCTGTCCCGTCTCTTTACTTTCCACCCGCTTCCACGGTCGATGGGGTGGATACAGTATCCACGTTTCAGAAAGCCTATATTTTAAACGTAAAACTCTTTCACGAAAACGCACAGAAGGCTCATAACGAAGCAGAAAGGATTGCAGATACACTTAGAAGCAAAAGGGGCATGATTCCGCTTATACAAGAATCTGGCGAGGATACGGGGGATTTTATTCGCCTATCTCGAATAGAAACGCGGGTATCAGATGATTACGCGACCATTGTCTTAAACTGGACGAGCCGCTATTGGTATGAGCGGGAAGAACAGCGTTCAATGGATGGTTTTAAATTTAAAAGTGGGGTGAAATGATGGCCACTAAAAAAGAGAAAGCAGAAAATGCTTTTTATATTAAGGATTTGCGAGAGCACAGTCGAGAGCTCTTTGGGGTAAAACCCGAGGTGTTTGACGGTGCTCTTTTTCATGTTCATAAGACAAGTATTACAAAATCGGAAGCGAAGAAGTTGATTACTCAGTTTCTTCAAAAGGAGGTCAAATAGATGAACGGCGGAATATTCACACCCGGCAAGGAAAAAGAGCGTGCTGGTATTTACTTTAACTTCAAAACGACCGCGGAGAACCGTGTTTCTGCCGGAGAACGTGGAACAGTTGCGCTGCCGATAGCTTCCAGCTGGGGGGAGGTTAAGAAATTCATTTCTATCTCTTCCATCGAGGACTTGAATAAAAAAGTCGGATTAAATATCGATGATCCGTCTCTTTTACTTTTACGTGAGGCGATGAAAAAGGCAAGTACAGTCTTGCTTTATCGTCTGACGGAAGGTCTTCGTGCTTCAGCAGACATTAGCGAAGGTGTAAAAGCAACTGCGCTTTATGGCGGTACTAAAGGAAATGACATCATTATCAGTATTACAGAAAACGTTATTGACTCTTCGAAAGTTGATGTCACTACCTACCTTAATCAATCTGAAGTGGATAAACAAACAGTTTCTAAAGCTGAAGAGCTTAAACCAAATAGCTATGTCACGTTTACGGGGAAAGGAGATTTAACAGTCACTATTCCGTTAACCGGTACGGCTCCTGAAGATGTTAGCGGTGCTCTCACTGCAACTTCCGGAATCCGCTTGTCAGGCGGAACAGACAAAACACCGACCAATGCTGATTATACAGCTTTCTTGGAAGCTGCTGAAACGGAATACTTTGACACAATCGCACTGCCTGTAGAGGATAACGAGCAATTAAAAGCAACATTTGTTGCGTTTATCAAGCGGCTGAGAGACAACCAAGGGCAAAAGGTTCAAGGTGTTCTTTCAAATTACAAGGGAGACCATGAGGGTATTATCAATGTAACTGGTGGTGTCCTACTTGAAGATGGAACGGAGATCACTCCGGAAAAAGCTACTGCTTGGGTTGCAGGCGCAAGTGCGGGGGCTACATTTAATCAATCACTTACATTTGTAGAATACGAGGGTGCTGTAGATGTCCTTAACCGAATTGACAACGACGAAATCGTTGAACGATTGTCAAATGGGGAATTTTTGTTTACTTACGATTCTCGAGATAAATCAGTATCGGTTGAAAAGGACATTAATTCACTCACAAGCCTAACAGCAGAGAAAAATAAGATGTTCCAGAAAAACAAAATTGTCCGTGTACTTGATGCAATCAATAATGACCTGACATCTCAATTAAAAGCATTGATCAAGTCTCGCAAAGCAAGCGGCAGTGACATTCCCGCTACAAATGACGGACTGCAGTTTGTAAAAACGCTGATTACTCAATACTTGAGTGTTCTTCAAGATAACGGGGGCATTACTGATTTTGATTCAGAGAATGACATTACAATTGCTCTGAATAACGATCGTGACGGCTTCCTGATTGATCTTGCAGTTCAACCGGTGGATGCAGCTGAAAAATTCTACTTTAATGTTGAGGTGAAATAAGAATGGCATTAAAAGCGCAAAATACCATCTCGGGTAAAGAGGGCAGGCTGTTTCTTGATGGAGAAGAAATGGCTCATATCAAAACGTTTGAAGCCAATGTGGAGAAAAATAAATCCGAGGTAAATATCATGGGCCGTAGGATGACGGGGCACAAAACGACTGGAGCAAATGGAACAGGAACAGCCACTTTTTATAAAGTGACATCTCAATTTGTTCTTATTATGATGGACTATGTGAAAAAGGGAAGTGATCCTTACTTCACCTTACAAGCTGTTCTGGATGACGCCTCTTCAGGCCGCGGCACTGAACGTGTCACTTTGTATGATGTGAACTTTGACTCTGCGAAAATCGCCGGGCTGGATGTTGATTCTGAAGCATTGGAAGAAGAAGTGCCGTTTACCTTTGAGGATTTTGATGTGCCTGAACAGTTAAAATCCACATTCTAATCACTTTCACGAAAAATCGCCGAACTTTAACGAAGATATTCACGAAAAAATGTGGTAAGATTACTTTAGAAGTAATCCAACTGAACAAGTTACAAATAGAAACATGTATTTCTTTCAAATGAAATGCATAAAATAAAAAAAGACCCGGTTGCCGCCGGGTCAGTATAAATGTTGGCCCATCAAGAGGGCTGGCTTAACAACTTCATGAAAGTATTTAGGATAGACTTTACCCTTTAACTTTGCCGAGCTCAAGGGGTGGGTCTATTTCTTCTTTATATAAGTCAACAGGGCAATTATAAATGACCCGAAAGCAAGCATAAGCATTAATGCTTGAAATGTTGACACGTGCATCACCCCCTTTCATGAGGGAGTGAGCCAGACCGCCCTTGAGATGTTGAAAGCCAATATTCATTTATACTAAACCATATTGTACCATAACACTTTCATAATCCGAGGGTTTTTAATAAAAGAAAAAGGGTTAAGGCTTCTATGATCAGGTCATTTTGAACTCATAGATAAAAAAAGTAACAAATAAAAGATACAAATAATTATATAATCAATATATATTCATGTTATAATGGTGCCAAGCAAAAGTATTGCAACTACTGGCGTAAGCTTATAGTTGGTACCACATTACCACATTACCACAATACAACTTGTTAATGTGTGTTACTTTCATGAGAAATGCATAAAATATAAAAGCCAGAGTGTTGCAGCACTCTAGCTTTTAAAGAAACTACCCTTTAATAGGAGGGTCCTCGTGTAGACACTTTTCCTTTACAGTAATGTAAATAGGATGAGTGTCTTTTTTTCTAAGCATGAATAATAATGTTAAAAGAGATAGTACCCATGTCATAATCCCGCCTATTAAATTGGCAAAGCCGATCATGACCATTAAAGATTCATAGGTCGACATAATTTCACCTCCTTTCATATTCGGAGGATAAGCTAAGGTAGCTTCAAGAATCTATTATACATGAATTATATGGAAAGCACATTCAAAAAGTATGAATGTGCTTTTTTTATTGTCCAAAACTAAAAAGTAAAAGGAGCTAATAAACATGAGTGAAAAACATAATGAAAAAGTATACGATCTTTCATTCTTTATGCCAGGACAAACAATCGAAGCTGAAGAAGTTGAAGTACCTATCTCAAAGCGGTTTGTGGACAAGCAAGGAAAGGTGATTCCGTTTGTATTCAAAGCTATTACCACAGAACGCATTGACGAACTTGAGAAAGAGAATACGACTTACAAGAATGTAAAAGGCCGCGGCCGTGTAAAGGAGTTGGACAGCCAACGCTTTTATGCTCGGATTGCGGTTGAAACGACTGTTTATCCAAACTTTAAAGCTAAGGAACTGCGTGAGGCTTACAAAACAGAAGATCCAGTGGAAGTCGCAAAACGTGTTCTTTCAGTCGGTGGTGAGTATGCTAACTGGCTGAACAAAGCAATTGAAATCAACGGCTTTGATGATGATCTCGAAGACCTTGAAGAAGCAGCAAAAAACTAATAAAAGACGGGGACAAAGAAGCTGTATATCTTTACTATGCTATGCATGAGCTCAAATACGCCCCGTCAGAATTAAGAGAACTATATGAGGCTCCGAAAGAATTCAAGGCGCTCTTATATGGGTTAATCGGTTATAAGCTTGAGCTGTTAGAAAAAGAAGCGAAGAAGGGAGGTAATTAACTATGGCTAAACTAACAGCCACGTTTGAATTACATGATAAGATTTCCCGCAAGCTTCGAATGATACAAGGCAATGCTGAAAGACTTAAGAGGGCTGCTAATGGCCCTCTTATTTTTGAGGCTGAAGATCGGACTGAAAGAGTTATGCGGCGAATTGACCGATCAGCCAACCGTTTGACGGCTCGGGCTCGATTGCTTGAAATGGGTTTAGATGATCGAGTTTCGAATGGCTTACATTCTATACGCCAGCAAGCAGAGGATCTTACCGAAGGCAGTCATGAGGTGACGGTTTCCGTAAATGATCAAGCTACACCACGTTTTCGTTTGATCCGTGGAGGTCTCACTGATTTGAATCGCTCGCACGCTGAGCCAACTGTTTCAGTTCGTGATCATGCTTCAAACCAATTAGATGAGATCCGTCGTCATGTGTCTGATGTAGATAGCGAACATGCAGAGCCAACTGTTTCTATTAAGGATAGAGCTTCAGCGGCTCTAGATGCAATTGAAGCGAGAATAGACAGCTTGAAGGATGCTACCATTACTCTGGCAGTTGCAGGTGGTTTTTCTGCAGGTTCAATTATGGGTTCAGGTAAAAGTACAATGTCTCAGGATGCTTATGTGTCAGCAACTGCAAACGTTAATAAGAAAGATGTTGCAAGAATGACGAATCAGATCTATTTCAACAATAAAGCGGGCAGTTCTCGGGAAGAAGTCAGTTTATCTTTGAGAAACTTATCGCAACAGACAGGGGCTTCTAAAAAAGCTCTTGCTGAATTGACTGAGTCGTCAAGTAAGATTGCCCAGCTCATGAATGCTGATCAGGCAGAGGTAGATCGTGCTTTCAGTTCAATGTATAACAACTTGAAATTGTCCGGAAAACAAAGCGGAGACTTAATTGCTTATGTATACCGGAATGCCGGTGACCAGGCTGATGATTTATTGGACACGATGAATGAATACAGTTCCACCTTTAAAGACTTGAAGCTCACAGGCGGCCAAATTGCAAACGCCATGATAAAAGGAACAAAGGGTGGAGCCAGAAACTTCGATAACCTAGCAGATAGTATGCGTGAGTTTAACATCCGCCGAACCGAAATGTCTGATAGCCAAGTGGACGCATTTAAAACGCTGTTCGGAGCCAAGGAAACTAAGAAAATGTTCAAGGGCTTCAAAGATGGTTCAATAAGCGGTGAGGAAAGTTTATTTAGGGTGGCAAAAGCCCTTTCTAAAGTGAAAGACAAAACAAAGCGGGCTGCTATCGCGACTGAGCTTATTGGAACACAGTACGAAGACCTTAAACAGCCGATCTTGGATATGGCTGAAGGTATTGGTACAAGTGCCAAAACAAGCGGTGAATTGGAACGAAGCTTTAAGAAACTTCGGGATAATAACCCGATGACACCGGTTAATGATGCCATGAGAGATTTTGAAAGCATATCTAAGGATATGGGAACTTCTCTGCTAACTGGATTAGGGCCAGCCTTTGATAAAATCAGCTCGTTCATTAACAGTAAAGAAGGTCAGGAAAAACTTAAAGAGATCAAAAAAGATATTGCCGATCTTGGTGAGGAGATAGGTGATAAGTTAAACGTCGCCATTGAGTGGAGCGTCAACCATTGGGATGATTTGAAAACAGCGATTAAAGTTGTGATCCCTTCTTTAATTGGGTTGATTGGTTATTTGAAAATACTACGTCCGCTGTTAAAAGGCATAGGTACTGTCGGGAGTGATGCAGCAGGCGTAATCCGAAAGTTAATTCCAAAACGTACTCCTGAAGCTGGCGCTAATACGCGAAGTGAAAGGAGGAACAGAAACAGTAATCGTAATGCCAGCACAAGGACATCCAAAACTGCCATAGGTCCAACGAGTTTGCCTCGAAGCGGCAGCTTAACATGTTGCTGCTGTAGCGATGGAGGTAAAAATGATCGCATTCGTAGAAGACGAGGGAAAAGAGTTTTAGGACGACGCGGTAATCCAAACCGAATGAACCCTTCTGATAGTTCAATTGCTGTGTCATCTGAACGGTTGGAGAGAAGGCGTTCCGGAAGAACTGTAGGTACTAATCCAACCAGAGATTCAAGATCAGCAATAATCACTACGAGATCGGAGCTATACTCAGCTGGTAGAGCTGCAGGCGGTACATCGAAGTTCGGGAAAGTCTTAAGTCCTCTGAAAAGTGTTGGCAAGTTTGCAAAGGGAGTCCCTCTATTAGGAACAGCGTTAGCGGCAACAGATTTAATTGGGATGAATAAAGACAATGTAGGTGAAAAAATTGGATCAGCTGGCGGTGGTCTTGCTGGAGCGGCTACAGGAGCAGCTATTGGCAGTGTTATTCCAGGAGTGGGAACAGCCATTGGTGGAATAGTTGGTGGTATAGCAGGCACCATGGGCGGTTCAAGTTTAGGTAAGGCGTTTGATGGTTCAGAAGTAAAAAAGAAACTAGACAGTACATTATTTGATCAAAAATGGTGGTCTGAAAAATGGTCCGGTATTAAGAGTAATGCGAAGACTTCTCTGAATGGGTTAAGTGATACATGGTCTCATGTAAAAGAAAAGGTGAAGTCTACTTTATTTAATAGTGAATGGTGGTCTGAGAAGTGGTCTGGCGTTAAAAGCTGGGCACAAGACAAATGGAATAGTGCATCATCTGTTTGGGAGTCCGTAAAGGGAAAAATAAAATCCACTTTGTTTAGTGAGAAGTGGTGGTCAGGAAAATGGGAAGGCGTAAAAAGTTGGGCTCAAAGTAAGTGGGACAGCGCGTCTTCTGTTTGGCAATCTGTTAAAGGAAAGCTGAAATCCACTTTATTTAGCGAGAAATGGTGGTCAGGAAAATGGGAAAGTGTAAAGAGCTGGTCAAAAAATAAATGGGACAATGCTAAATCAATATGGAAAAGTGTTAAGAGTTCCATCTCAGAAACCCTTTTTAGTAAGAAGTGGTGGTCTGAAAAGTGGCAGAGTGTAAAGGAATTGGGAAGCAGTATTTTAGGCGGAGTAAAAGAAGTTGGTGGTAAAGTAGCTTCAAGTGCGAAAAAAACTGCTGGTAAAGCGTGGGGATATGTGAAAAGTGGCGTAAATTATTTATTTGGTACGGGAAAAGAAAAGCCAAAGAAACATGCTACTGGTGGTTACATTACGAAGCCAACAATATCTTGGATTGGTGAAGCAGGTAAAGAGTTTGTTATTCCTGTTGAGAATAATAAAGGTCGCGGCAAAATGCTCCTTTCTCAAGCTGCTTCGAAATTAGGGATGAGTGTTGTTGATGATATAGCGTCTGCTTCATCTGCAGGAGGTGAACCGGCAACTTCCCCGCTAGTTCGTAGTGCGGCGGTGACTGCTTCTGTATCTCCTATTATTGACACATCCAGTCTTGATGAACAAGCAACATCATTTGGTCAACAGTTCACGAAGAGCTTTGATCAAGGAACTAGAGATAATGTTGTTTCTATGGAAGCATGGAAACAGAAAAACGTTGGACAGCCAATGAACAATTTAATCTCTTATTCTCCGAATTACGGAAAGCAAGTGGTCAATGGTTATGCTAAAGGTCAAAACAGCACTTCTACCGGTACAGATGGTTTCTTGCAGACGAAGGTTAAAACACCATTCCAGAACACCGTAAATAAATCCTCTTCATGGGGAAGTGGAACGGTCAAAGGTTTTGCTTCTGGACAAAATAGTTCACAATCTGGTACTGATCAATACGTCAGCACTCATATTAACAAGCCGTTTATCCGCTCTAAAGAATCATCAAACGGATGGGGAAGCGGTATGATTGGTAATTTTGTTTCAGGCATGACTTCTAAGGCAAGTGAAGTCAATGAGGCTGCCAAGGAACTGGCGAAAAAAGTTGAGAAGGCATTTCGTGAAGAGCTGGATATTCATTCACCTTCCCGTGTCATGATGAGTCTTGGGCGTTTTGCCTCTATAGGTATTGTAAAAGGTCTGGATTCTGTTGATGTAAAAAAGTTTGCTGAAAAACAAGCAGGCTCACTAGCTGCCGCTTATTCCGGAATGGGCGCAGTAAGCGGAAATGTGAAGCAATGGCTCATGGCTGCTATCATGGCTACAAAGACACCGATGAGCTGGCTTCCAGGGCTGATGACAATTGCTCAGCATGAGTCAGGCGGTAATCCGAAGGCAATCAACTTATGGGATAGTAATGCGAAAGCAGGACATCCATCTCAGGGGCTCATGCAGACAATCCCAAGTACCTTCAACGCACACAAATTGCCGGGAATGAATAATATTCTTAACCCGATACACAACGCTGCTGCTGCGATTGGCTATATCAAAAGCAGATATGGATCAATTAATAATGTACCAGGCATTAGAAGCATGAGGCACGGAGGTCCATATGTTGGCTACGCTAACGGCGGACTTATTACCAAAGAGCAGATTGCACGTGTCGGTGAAGGAAACAAAAGGGAATGGATCATCCCAGAGGAGAGAGGTATCCGTGGACGTTATTTATTAGCCCAAGCAGCTAAGGCACTCGGAATGGAAGTCACAGACCCATCTCAAAAAGGTCAAACTGAATTATCTTCCGGTCAGGTAACAGCAGCTACAACAGGCAGTCAGCAAACAACTGTTACAGTATCAGGAGGTAAAGAGGTTATTATTCAATTTAATGGCGATCAGCATTTTCACAATGACAAAGACATGAACAGCCTTGTAGCTAAGATTAAGCAGGCCCTTGTCGATGAGCTTGAACAGGATATCAACATTGGAACGAAGGGAGTCGTTGCTTTTGACTAAATCCATATATGAATTCTGGATTTCGCAAGGGAAGGACAAGCTGCGGCTTCCTGTCCTTCCTGAACAAATTGATATTTCAAACACAATTCAAAATGAATCAGTAAAAGTGGCTAGTTTTGGGGAGATCACTTTTATTGATAAACCGGGAGCGAAAGAAATTTCGTTCTCTTCTTTTTTTCCAAAGAAACACAGTCCGCTTGCTGAGTATAAAGGATTTCCTTCTCCTGAAAATGCTATTGCAAAGATCGAGAAATGGGTGAAATCTAAAAAGCCGGTTCAATTCTTAATTACTGGAACGAAAATTAATTTAACTTGCAGTATCGAGGTTTTTTCTTATAGCGAGGGCCAAAAAGATATAGGTGATCGTGATTATGAAATAAAGCTGAAGGAATACAAAACTGCTTCGCCGCGGAAGATCAAGCAGAAGAAAAAGACGAAGAAGAAACGGCCATCTAAATCAGCTCCTAAAACGTACACCGTTAAGAAAGGCGATACACTGTGGGACCTTGCCGGCAAATTTTATGGAGACAGCACAAAATGGCGCAAGATCTGGAACGTCAATAAAAAGGCTATGATCAAACGAAGCAAACGGAATATCAGGCAGCCAGGGCACTGGATCTTTCCTGGTCAAAAATTAAAGATACCGCAGTAAGCAGGTGATGACATGATAGAACTTTTCGTCATTAAAGAAACGGAGTGGCTTGAGCTGGTAACTGAAAGTGTTTCTCTTGAGGGACAACGGTATCAGGCACCCCGATCGATCACAGCAAAGATCATAACGAAACAAGGAACCCATTCATATTACAGCGTATCAGAAGGGGATACGGTTCTGTTTAAGTGGAAAGGGAAAGAGCTGTTTCGAGGTATTGTGTTTTCTCGCAATCCGGAAGAACATGGGCTGACCTTTACGGCTTATGACATGCTGCAATATCTGGTTAAGAACAAAGATGTTTATGTGTTCTCCAATAAGCGTGCAGACGAGATTATTAAACGCCTGGCAAGAGATTTTCAAATCCCAACGACATCCATTGCAAATACGGGTTACACCATTAAATCATTAGTGTTTAAAGATGATACGAGCCTTTATGACATGATTCTGAAAGCCTTGAAACAAACGAAGAGCCAAACCGGAAGGAATTATCAATTATATTCGGCGAAGGGGAAGCTCGGCCTTCGCGCTTGGCCTGATCCCTCAGAAGTATGGGTGCTAGAATCGGGTGTGAACATTACTGGTTATCAATACAGCACTTCCATTAATCACACAGCCACAAGAGTAAAGCTGCGGCGTCAGAAAGACAATAAAACTTATACGGCTACCGCAAGTGACAACACGGGTATCAGCAAATACGGCGTGCTTCAGTATGCTGAAACAGTATCAGATAACATTAACCAAGCACAGCTTCAGCAGCGTGCGAAAGTTAAACAGGCACAGAAGAAAGGCGTCAAAAAAGAACTCAAAAGTATTCAAGCAATTGGGATTCTAGATCTTCAGAGCGGTTTGCCCGTCTATATTTCAATTCCGGAAGTCGGGGTTAAGAAAACATACTGGATTGATACAGATAAACACGAATTTAAAGGATCGACACACACGATGACCATTGATGTGGTTGAGAAAAATTCTATCCCTGATGGTGTTTCCTCATGAGATTAAGTGAAGCAATCAAACATTTGGCTGTCGGTGCAGTTGATTCTGAGTCACCAGTGGATATTATGCCGGCTGAAGTGGTTTCCGTTTCACCTATTGAAATAAAGCTTAATGAAAGTGACAAATTAATAATACCTGCCGATTTGATTATTGTTCCAAAGCGGCTGCGGGCCGGTGAAGAAGAAGCATTGAATACAGGTGAGCGTGTGATGATTGTCTCCTTAAAAGGCGGGCAATCATTTTTTATTCTCGACAAAATATAGGAGGTATTTGGAATGGCTTTGTCTCCGGAAATCGAGTTTGAGGATATAGAGGATGACAGCGAGGTCATAGAGACCTCGCAAACCTACAAAATAGATTTTGAAAATGGCTGTATCACAAATGAAATTATCACAGGCCTTGAAGCGATTAAGCAGTTTGTATATCTGTCTCTCCATACTGAGCGATATGCATATTCTGTTTACAGTCATGACATTGGAAATGAGCTTCAAGACGTGCTGGCAGATAACGAAACAACAGACGCATATAAGAAAATGGAGATCCCTCGGCTGATAGAGGAAGCACTGATCTATGACGACCGAATTTCTGCTGTTACAGATTTTGAAATAGATAAACAAGGCGAATCGTTCCATGTCTCCTTTACAGTCGAAACTGACGAAGGAACATTGGAGATCGAGGAGGTGCTTGGCGAAGATGTTTGAAGATCAAACCTTTGAAGTGATTATGGATCGTATGTTGAACAGTATTTCAGCGGACATTGATACAAGGGAAGGCAGCGTGATTTATAATGCCTTAGCTCCTGCAGCCGCAGAATTGGCCAAGTCTTACATTTGGCTCGATACGGTGCTGGAACTTGTCTTCTCGGACACAGCACAAGGAGAATTCTTAGATCGTCGTGCTACTGAAGCCGGCATCGAGCGAACGGCTGCCACAAAAGCAGTCAGGGCAGCGGAGTTTACTGAAGGTGTGACCATTCCTGTAGGCTCTCGCTTTTATGTTGATAATCTTTATTTTCAATACACAGTTGACGGGACGTTGGAATGTGAAACAGCCGGAGAAGCGGGGAACGCGAATATTTCTGGCCAGAATCTATTGTCATTAGACACTATACCTGGGCTTCAAAAAGCGATTGTGAAAGAGATTCTGATTCCTGGACGTGAAGAAGAGGATGATGACAGTTTAAGAGCTAGATATTTTACCCGCGTGCGTCGGGAAGCTGTCAGTGCCAATAAAGCTCACTATAAACAATGGGCTGAAGATGTAGACGGAGTAGGGAAGGTAAAGGTCTTTCCGCTTTGGAACGGGGACGGCACAGTCAAAATTGTCGTGACCAATGCTAACTTGGAACCTGCTTCCGATATTTTAATATCAAAGGTGAAAAACTATATTGATCCTGAACCCGGACAAGGTGAGGGACAAGCGCCAATAGGTGCCTTTGTCACAGTGGAGAGTGCGGTATGGAAAGAGGTTGAGATTTCAGCCGAGGTACTTCCCGAGATCAATAACTCTATCGATCAGGTAAAGCAAGAAATCGAATCAGGTGTTTTGAATCTTTTTAAAAAGATTGCTTTTGAAGATAACGTCATCCGTTTATCGCAGATTAATAATATCGTCTACAATTCACCTTCAGTAAGTGATTACGCAGATATTAAAATCAATGGCGTGGCCGAAAATTTGGTTCTGAGTGACGTCGAAATCCCTAAATTGGGGCAGGTGAACATCATTGAGCAAACTCGATGAAATGACTGCTTACCTGCCGCCGTTCCTTATCAAGTTAAAGGAAATGGCTGAACTCCTTAAAGCGGAAGCTCCGGAATTTGAGAAGCAAAATAACAGCATCTTTGATCTGACAGATCAGCTGTTTGTTACTACAGCAACCTGGGGGCTTGAACGATGGGAAAAGATTTTGAACGTACCGCGGGAATCAGGTGACACCGATGAGATCCGCCGATTGCGCATAATCTCTAAAATGTCCAATATACCGCCGGCAACATATAAGGCTATTGAACAGGCATTAAATCGGTTCCTGAAAAATCCGTCTGCTCAGGTCAGGCTACTTCAAGGACAGTACCGTTTTAATGTTGATATTGATATAGATGATATGCAGCATATGAGCGAGCTCATAGAAACATTGGAGAATATGAAGCCAGCTCATTTGGCATATACCTTGCGAGCTGCTTTGAATGAGCCACTCAAGATAAAAGATACTGTCATTCTGAATAAGAGAAGGTATCGAAAAACAAGTGAGCTAAAGGTAGGTTATTCCGTCACGCTCAATAATAACGAGGTGGTCCTTGTATGATTACACAGCTTTATAGAGAGCGAACAGCTGCAGATTTGAAAAATAGAATATCGAAAGTGCTGCTGAATGGAAATGAAACAAAAATTGTGGAACTCACCATTCAGGGTGCCGTTATCACGGTGCTTACTCAACGAGAGGAAGATATTAAGCATATTAAGAGTGTGCAGATCCTTGATGAACAAAACAACGTAATTACGGAAAGAACAACAGATTTAGACGTCAGTAATAATAGAACGCTAGATTTTAGGATTACTTTTGAGGTGATGTAACAAATGGCATATGAAGCAAAAACAGACTGGCTGCCAGATGATCCTATCAATGAGGATGATGTGAACCGTTGGGAGAAAGGCATTCAAGATGCGCATAAAGATTTAGCTGTACATAAAAATGACATGAACAACCCTCACAATACAACAAAGGCGCAAATCGGGCTAGGGAACGTTGATAATGTACAGCAAGCTTCGAAAAAAGAATTTGAAGAGCATCATAATGATTTACAACGGCACATAACACCAGTAGAGCGGGAGAATTGGAATGCGAAAGAGACAACTTCTGGAGCTCAGGAAAAAGCGGATAAGGCTTTATCAGATGCAAAACATTACGTGGATACCAACTACAAAAATAACAATCTAACGTTAATTACTGGAGACAATGCTATTCAAGATGCGAGAATAGGAGGGGAGGAATATCCGTTAGGACTGACCTTGATGGACATTGGTCAGGGCAATAGTACAGGCTACCCTTTGGGTTATGGCATTGTCAAAAATGAAAAATATAATAATTACCGTTTCACTCAATACTTTTACGGAACAGGGAATGAGTCTGGGACTTACTATGACAGTACAGGAGTTTGGATTAGACACTGGTGGAGTGGTTCAGGCTGGACCCCGTGGCAAAAGATATCAGGGTTTGCTCATGCCAATATTGGAACTACTGGTGTTCAGTATTTGAAAAAGATTGATCACACTAAAATTGCATTTAACAGGATCATAAAAGATAGCCATAATGCCTTTGATACTAAAAACAATCGATTTATTGCTCCGAATGATGGAATGTACTTAATCGGTGCAAGTATATACACCTTAAATTACACATCTTATATTAACTTTCATTTGAAAGTTTACCTAAATGGAAAAGCGTATAAAACACTGCATCATGTAAGAGGAGACTTTCAAGAAAAGGATAATGGGATGAATCTTGGTCTAAACGGCAATGCGACTGTACCCATGAATAAAGGGGATTACGTTGAAATCTGGTGCTATTGTAATTATGGAGGAGACGAAACTCTGAAAAGGGCAGTAGATGATAAAAACGGCGTATTTAACTTTTTTGATATACAAGAACTTGGAGGTCGGAACTATCCAAGATTTTAGGAGGTAACGATGAATATAGGCGAAGCTATTCTTTTTAAATACCCAACAGCTGATCCCACAAAGGATTTTATTGTTCAGAATAATGGTGATGGAACTCCCTCATATATAGCAGAGTGGAATATTAGGGCACCTATACCAACGGAAGCAGAGTTAAAATCTTGGTGGGAAGAGCTTCAGAGTATATCTGCATCTGAACCACCAGTTCAAGTGGATCTGCTTGCAAAAGAGTTATCAAAGGAAAAGCTAGCTCGTAAACAGCTCGAAGAATTAAACCAAACTTTGGGAAGCGAGCTTTCAAAAATAAAGTTGCAGATGCTTACTTTTCAAGGAGGGAAAGATTCATGAATTATTGGGTGCTGGCTTTGCATTATAACTGGGCTTCTTCTGAAATGGTGAAACAGGCAATTCATTATAAAGATTGCTCGACTGAGGATTTACAAAAAGGGGTAGAGAAAAAACTCATTACAGCTGAACAGTATAGAGAGATCACAGGAGAAGCCATTTAGGGCTTTTTTATTTTGCCTAAAAGGGGGTGGTGCCGTTGTAAAACCCATGCTCATCACTAAAGATCAACAATAGCAAGGAGGATTTTCTATGGCATCATATAGTTTTCAATTTCCAACAGATGCAACGGGTAAGCCAGGAGCGGCTAAACCGTACAGAGAAGGGAACCAGGATTTTATAGTACCCGTGGCTACTATTTCAGGTAATGCGGAGCTGCTAACGAACGCAGTTTTAAAAGCGACTGAAGCATACACGCAATATGGCCAAGATCGATTAGGTCAGATTTTAATTTCAAAAGTAAAAGGTCATGCTTATTCTGATCGTGAAGGTACCTTATTCATTGAAGAAAGTAACGATATGAATTCGTGGACCACAATCTCTTCATTGGTTGTTAAAGCAAATACGCTTGGCGAGACTGAATGGATTCACTTAACTAAACGCTATTTCCGTTTCAGATACGTAAATGGTAACCTACAGCAATCTGAATTTTTACTATACCAGTCACTAGGCGCCGGTGAAGAGGATATCAGCATTAACCACACTGTTCCTATTACAGCAGTTGCTCCGTTCTCAGTCCAGTTAGATAAAAGCGGGTTAACTAATGATGGTCGTTTAAAAGTCCAGACTGAAGGCCTGAATCTTAGCTCATTAGACACTCAAGCAAAAACGATGGATATTGTCTTTCACGATAAAACAGAAACCATAGGTGAGGGTAACCCATTCACCGTTGGATCATTTAAAACGTTACTCATTGAGGTTTATGGAACGGCTGAGACAAGTGAATTGAAGTTCTGGGGTAAATCCTTATCGGGAACAAAAAGAGCCCTTAGAGGGCAGAAAGTAGATGACGGAACATTTGCCACTAGCACCAAAGGGAAATCAGAAGCTTGGTCTTTTAACATTACTGGCTTTAAAGAAATTGTTATGGAGCTTACAGCTTTAACAAATGGAAACTTTTCAGTTAGAGGGACGGCCGTCTCATAAGATCCGGCTGTCCTTTTTTATTTGCCTCGGAGGAGGTGATTAGAAATGGAGGAGACAAGTTTGTTTATCAATTTTGAAACATTAGATTTAGCAAGAGTATATTTATTTGGAGGGGTGAAGTACCTTGATTTACTTCTAGTACTTAGCATAATTGACGTTTTAACAGGAGTAATCAAGGCATGGAAAATCAAAAAATTGCGAAGCCGAAGCGCATGGTTTGGCTATGTCCGCAAGCTACTCAATTTCTTTGCGGTCATTTTAGCAAACGTTATTGATACAGTCCTCAATTTAAACGGTGTCCTAACCTTTGGTACCGTTCTTTTTTATATTGCTAATGAAGGATTGTCAATAACTGAAAACTTAGCACAGATCGGTGTTAAAATCCCATCAACAATAACAGATCGATTACAAACAATTGAGAACGAAAAAGAACAGAGTAAGAATAACGCTGACAGAGCTGCTGGCTAAGCCAGTGGCTTTTTTTATTACACAGACAGAAGGAGAGAGGATATATGGCCATCAAAGTTGTAAAGAATTTAGTTTCTAAATCAAAATATGGATTGAAATGTCCTAACCCAATGAAAGCTGAGTATATCACTATCCATAACACTGCGAATGATGCTTCAGCAGCCAATGAGATTTCTTACATGAAGAATAACTCTAGCTCAACGAGTTTTCACTTTGCAGTAGACGATAAACAAGTCATTCAAGGGATTCCAACGAATCGTAACGCTTGGCACACAGGAGATGGAACAAACGGTACAGGCAATCGTAAGTCGATTGGTGTCGAAATTTGTTATAGCAAGTCAGGAGGGGCACGATATAAGGCAGCGGAAAAGCTCGCTATTAAGTTTGTGGCGCGGCTACTGAAAGAACGCGGATGGGGTGTTGATCGTGTCCGTAAGCACCAAGACTGGAACGGCAAGTATTGCCCACACCGTATCTTGTCAGAAAGAAGATGGGACGAGGTTAAGGCTGCTATTGAAAAAGAATTGAAAGCGCTAGGTGGGAAAACAAGCACAAGTAAAACAAGTACAGCTAAAAAGAAAACAACAAAATTAAGCAGCAAAAAAACGTCATATGCGCTGCCTTCCGGTATTTTTAAAGTGAAGAACCCAATGATGAGAGGCGTGTCTGTCACGCAGATTCAGAATGCTCTTGCTGCTCTTTATTTTTACCCGGATAAAGGGGCGAAAAATAACGGCATTGATGGCGTTTATGGTCCGAAAACAGCAAATGCAGTCAAGCGATTCCAGTCAGTGAATGGTCTGACTGCTGATGGCATTTATGGTCCTAAGACAAAAGCGAAAATTGAAGAGGAATTGAAGGATAACAGAAATTGA